GCAAAGCCTTGCGCCACCGCGTCGTTGGCGCTGGTCGGACCTGTCGGTGCGGATGGTGCTGATGGTGCGGACGGACCGGTGCTGTTCTGCCCGGCTATGCCGGTCGGGCCTGGCGAGACGCTGGTGTCGACGCCAGTGGGGGCCACACCGACGGTCGAGCTGACGCTGGGGTTGCCGATCGCCGGCGCAAACCCAGCCATGGCGGCATCGATGCCCTGCGGCGACATCGAAGTAGGCGCATTGGCGTTGGACACCGCGGCGGTGTCGCCTTGCGGGCCTGTGGCCGGGCCGAGGCCGGTCGGCCCGCTGACGGTGCCAGCTGGGCTGGCCGGGCCTTGGCTCACGCCGGTGTCTCCAGGCGTGCTGCTGCTGGGTGCACCAGGTGTCCCTGGCGTGCCTGTGCTGGTCGAACTGGAGGGCGAGCCGGTGACGCCGGAGGCGACGCCGGGGCTGTCGCTGGCGCCAGTGACGCCGCCAATACCAGTGCTGCCGACGCCACCGTCGCCGCTGCCAAGCGCGCTACCCATCAACGCGACGGCGATAGCGTCCCTGGAGCCAGGCTGCGCGGCCGGATTGATCATGTTGAAATTACCGCGGAACGGCTCCGGCGCGGTCTTGCGGTTCTTAGCGTTCCAAGCCTCGACCGCCGCCCTCGATACCTCGTCACCATAGAGCCAAGCCGGTGCAAACAGTCCCCCCATGGCGCCGACGCTATCGTAGGGGTTGACCGCCATCAGGTCGTCCTCACACGGTTATCGCCAGGCGTTCGAACACGCCCGCGATCGAAACCAGCTCCACTTCAGGTTTGGACTGCTGCGCCATCGTCACCTGGACAATCGGCGCATGGGAAAAACCGGTAACCCCGATCGAGACCCAGCCGGTATTGCGCACGACCGGCGCCACTGCCACGCCAGTGTCCCACCGGGCAGTGTCCCATAGGCCACTGTCCCAAAGGTCAAGCACGCCAGGATCGGTGCCCGGCAACGGCGGCGTCGGCAGCGTAACCACGTAATCGGTGGTGCCGCTGAGTTGCGGCACGAAGGTCTCGCCGGCACGCGCCACGAACGAGGCTCGCGCCTGCTTCCAGGTGATCGTCTGCGAGGGTGACTGAAATACTTCCCAGCCGCCAACGATCGTGCAGGTGTGAGGCAAGCCATTGTCGTAGCCGGTGCGGTCGGCTTGCATCACCTTGCCGGTCTGAGTGCCGAAAAACATATCGTCGTTTAGTCGGATGAAACAGGTCGCATCCCAGCCGGTATAACGTCCCCACGCGCCGGTCGCTGCGTTGACGACCGCGCAACGCTGCTGCCCTGGCGCACCTCCGGGCCAAGTGACGAAAATGCCGCCATAGGTATCCCATTTACACATCGTCCAAGCCCAGTTGCGCTTGGCCAGAACCTCATCGCGCCACATCGGCTTGATCTGGCGCGTGATCGCGGCCAATTCTAATTCCGCGCGATCCTTGGTGATGGCGCCGCTGGTCGGCAATATGCCGTCGACGCAGGCCACCAGAAGATCGCCGCCGATCGACAGCGTGGCGTTCTTTCCCATTGGCGGGCTCATGTCGTAGCGCCCTTCCTGGCGCCAGTTGGCGGCCGAGGATGGATCTGAGCCAGTGAACACGATGATCTCGCCGAGGTCGGTGCCGAACACCAGCTTGTCGTCAATACCGTCGCCGGCATCGATCGACCATGTCGCGCAATACAGCAGCTTACCGCCCTTGGTGGCTGCGCCCGACAGCGGGATCTGCAGCAGCGTGCCCTGGACGGCATTGAGCGGCAGGTACCATGCATTCATCGAGTTCAGCTCGATGAAGAACCAGCGATTACGATACTTGCAGACGTGCGTCAGGTTTTTGCCAGCCGCGACAGCAGTGCCTGGATACGTCACCGTGCTGGCGTTGATCTCGCCGGCACTCAATGTTGTCCAGGTGGTGCCGTCAAACCGGATCGGGAAATCACCGGCATCGTTGACTGCGATCAGATAGTCGCCGCTCTGGTTGGCCATCTGCGAAGTCGAGTAGTTGCCGTTGAGCTGCCCGCTCTTGATCAGCACCGGCGACGTGGTGGTGACGTCATAGATCTTACTATCGTTGGCGACATACATCCGGCGGTTGGTCGAGCCGGTGGCGTAACTGAAGGCCGAAATGATTGGCAAAGCCACGCCGCCCTCCAGCGGAAGCGTCGCCCACAATATGTGTCCGCCGCGGATCTTGGCGCCCTTCATCGTCGGCGCCCAATTGTCGCAAATCAGCGCCGCACCCGGCTGCATGTAGCTTTCGTTCTCGTTCAGGATTAAGCCACGGGTCGGTGCTGGAAACGTGAGCGTCTCCTGCTTGGTAGCGACCTGCTGGTTGACCGGTACACGCCGGAATGCTGCGTGCTGGCTCATTGCGGTGTCAGGTACGGATAAGAGGCTTGCACAGCAGCCGCCATCGGTCGGCGGCCGACAATGATCGGAGCAGGCTGGTCGCGGCCGGCGAGTGAGTTAAGCGCGTCGGCGTAGGTGTTCATGTCCTCAGCGTAGGCACCGCCCTTATTTGCCTTCCACTGCCAGACCATTCCGAGCTTGAGCAGCCGCTCGTCGAGCGCGAAGCTGTCGCCATCGGCTTGGAAGATGTCGCCGGCACCACCGGACGCCAGTGTCACGCAGTTCTTGTGCATGTAAGCAAAATAGGCGGTGGTGCCCGCTGTCATGGTTGGCGCGATCAGCATCTGGCCACCTAGCATCGTCCACTCGCCCCACGGCTGGTCGACCCAGGCCAGCGCACGACGGTTCAGCCATTGATCGGTATCGGGAATAAACGTCATCGGAGCTTGCGCCGAAGTCGATCGCCAGACGTTCCCCGTCAACAGCATGCGCTTGTAATCGGCCGGCAGGTTGAAGCTGGTGGTGATGCCATCACCGACGAGGGTCTGCGTCTTCCTGAACTTCGTCCAGTCGCGGAAGTCGTAGGCGATGCGCTGCGCCATCTCGTTGGCGAGAGACAGCATCTCCTGCATGGTGCGATTGCCGGTGATGTTGGTGAACACGCTTTGCGGCACGGTAACGCCAACCGCGAGGCAGACATCCTTCACCACCGACAGGATCGTCATCCAAACCTCCATTTAACAAGGATCAGGATCGACATTCCAACGCCGAGGCCGATCGAGAACCCTGACATGAAGTTATTCACGCCGCGGTGGCTTTCTCCGGTGCCGCGTCACGCGCCATCCGCAACAGGTTCTTGCGGTTGAGCGTGCCAAGCGGAGCCTGTCCGGTGTTGGAGGTGATGTACTCGCGCAGTTGCTGCAGATCCATTTCGTCGAACTCATCATTCGGGCCCGGCACTTTTGCAGCCCTCAGCGCGATGAGGTCTTCTTCCATGATCTGGTTCTTGGCGCGCAGCGCCTCCAGCTCGGCCTGCAGCTGTGCACTGATGGCGCCAGTCTGCGTTGCCGCAATGTATTCCATCGCGGCATTTTTCATGTCGCGACCACCTTGCCCCAAATTCTTCAGCTCCTGGCCATCGATGTGCGCCAGCGCCTCGACTGTGTAGATGTTTTGCGCACGCAACTCGGCACGGCGGGCCTCGGTCAGGAAAGTGGCGTATTGCAGCGGCGTGCCGACCTTGGTCTGCACCGCATGCGCCTTGAACTGCTGGTACTGCCGCCGAAAACGCTCGGCGTATGTTATCTTGACCTGCTCGCCAGTTGACGGATCGGTAATCCAGTTCGAGAACGCGGTCGCCGGGTGTGCACTCCAATTCTTGGATCCTGGGTAGTGTAACTCGACAATCTCTTCATCGACGAACACCGGACGACCGGCCGCAAGCGATGCGACTTCATCCTTGACTGCGAGTTCTTTGAAAATGGCGACGATACTGTCGTCTGGGTCTTTCATGGCCATGTGGCGTTTTCCTCTAGAAATTAAGGGGCCGGAGCCGCCGCCGCTCCCACAACAACGGCTCCGGTTTTTCAGCAGGTCGGGTATCTAATCCACCCGCCGAAAATCAAGTAGCCGGTGTCGGGTCGTACATCCGCCAGTTAAACAGCGGATTGGTCATCGTCAGCTCACCCATCCAGCCGATAAATTGTGCGATGGCGTCCTTGTCGATCGGCATTTGGCCGTCGCCATCAAACAGCTTGTCGAAGTTTCTGGAGGGGTTGTAACGCAGGCGGAAACTATCAGTGTTGAGACCGAACGTTGTATCCGACGGCATATTACTGCCGATGCCGCCGTCGAGAACGATCTCGGCCCGCTTACCGCCGCCGATATATTCCAGCGCCGAGAAGCCCAGCTTGCCCATGCTGGTCTCGTTGGTCTGGTGCTGGATGGCGACGGTTGCGGCATCGTAAGCCGCGTAGTGTTCCGGAGACATGATCAGAAGATCCGCGTAGTCCTTGCCGCGGCTCGACCTGGTCATGACGCTGTTGAGGGTGGAGCGTGCGTTGCCGGAGTTGAACTGCGTCTGACCAGTCAGCGCGCCACCGGTGTGGATGTTGTACGTCTTGGTTTGCCAGATCGTATTGACGCGATCGATGCCGCCATAGACACCGGTGGTGTTCGCAATCGGCACTGCGGTGCCGAGACCTGTCAGCTGCTTGCCGCCGTTGGCAGAGCCATCGCCGTAGAGGG